ACTAATTCAGCCGTTCACTACAAATGCGCGTGTTGACATTAACGAAAGCAAGATGGAGCAGCGTCGCGAAAGCATTGACAACGCGTTCCTTGTCACTCTGTTCCAGATCCTTGTCGAAACGCCTCGCATGACCGCAACCGAAGCACTAATTCGTGCGCAGGAAAAAGGCATGTTGTTGACGCCAACAATGGGTCGCCAGCAGTCCGAAGCGTTGGGTCCGCTGATTGAGCGTGAACTGGATCTGTTGATTCAGAATCGCATTCTGCCGCCGTTGCCTGAAGCACTGGTTGAAGCGCGTGGCGAGTACGAAATCGTGTACGACTCACCGATGAGTCGCATGCAGCGTGCTGAAGAACTGGTCGGTGTACAGCGCACCATGGAGCTGTTGGCACCGTTTGCCCAGATTGATCCGAGCGTCCTTGACATCTTTGATCGTGACGAGCTGGCAAGGCTCACGGCTGAAGTATCCGGTGTCCCAACGCCGGTACTGCGCAGCCCGGATGCGCTTGCGCAGATTCGTGAGCAGCGTGCCCAGCAGGAGCAGGCGCAGCAAATGGCAGCCATGGCACAGCCGGTTGCTGGCGCGCTCAAGGATGCGGCACAAGCACAAGCAATTTTAACTGGAGGCTAAATGCGATTACCCATTTTTAACCGAAAAATCGCATATCAGAATACCTTCAACAACCCCGAAGGAAAGAAAGTCCTCGCTGACCTTCGGCGGTTCTGTCGGGCAACTTTGCCAACGGCAGATGTTCATAACGAGAGGACAACGTATCTTCTGGAAGGTCGGCGCGAGGTGTGGCTGAGAATCATGGCCCATCTTCAGCTAACCGATGAAGATGTTTATAAATTAGTCGAGGAATATCCAAATGAGTGAAGCTACTGCCGCCTTGGTTGGCGATAACGGTAGTGCCGATGCAGGCACTGCTACGAGTGGTGCTGCCCCAGCATCGAACGATAACGCGTGGAACAGTGGATTTGATGAAGATACGCTTGCCTACATTGGCAACAAGGGATGGAAAGGTCCTTCTGATATTGTAAGCAGCTACCGCAATTTGGAAAAATTTAGCGGTGGTAGCAAAAATCTGGTGGAACTGCCGGGTGCAGATGCAGATGCAGACGCAATGAGCGCTTTTTATAACAAGCTCGGTCGTCCAGAATCTGCCGACAAATATAGTTTTGAGCTGCCTGATGCCGGTGACGAGGAACTGTTTAGTTGGTTCCGCCAAACGGCGCACGAGACTGGCTTGACCGACACTCAGGCGGCTCAGTTATTCCAACGCTGGGAGCAGTTGTCTTCCGAGCGTATTGAAGGGATCCAACAGCAGGCTGTTCAGTCTGCTGAAGCAGACATTGCATCACTCAAAAAGGAATGGGGTCAGGGTTTCGATAGCCAGATTGCATCCGGTCGCCGTGCAGTTGAGGCATTGGGTCTTGACGAAGGCAAACTAAGTGAATATGAGGGTAAATTAGGAACTGCTGAAATGCTCAAGCTGTTTGCGGCGCTTGGTTCAAAAATGGGCGAAGATAGCTTTGAAGATGGCGGACGCAGCAATTCAGGATTTGGCATGACGCCAGCAGCCGCCCGTGCACAACTCGAAGATTTGCGCATGGACAGCAATTTCATGGACAAGTATCTGAGCGGGGATAAAGATGCCCTTTCGAAGATGCAGCGTCTCATGGAGATGGCGCATGGATAATGCCGAAGTAAGGCTTCGGATTCTAGGCATGGTGATTCCACAAGCCTCGCGAGTTGGTATTCAGGAACCTGAGTACATTGTCAAGACTTGCAAGACTTTGGAAAATTATGTGCTAGAATCGAAATTAGGTGAGAGTACGTCGGACTCACCAACCAAAAAGAAACCGGGTCGCCCCCGTAAAGGGTCAAGCGAAAACGGACTGGATGGAGAAACTGGCCCCGCTCATGGCGGACAAGCCGAATCAACTTTTTCCGACAACCGTTGATTTAGCTTAGGAGCATAACCATGAGCTTTGAAGTAACCACTGCTTTTGTGCAGCAGTACACCACGAATGTGGGTCTGTTGCTGCAGCAGCGTGGCTCTAAGCTGCGTGAAGCTGTCACTATGGGCGGCTACACCGGCAAGGCAGCCAAGGCTGTTGAACAGATCGGTGCAGTTTCTGCACAAGCGCGTACCAGCCGTCACGCTGATACCCCGCTGATCTCCACCCCGCATGACGCTCGTTGGGTCTTCCCGACCGATTACGAGTGGGCTGACATGATCGATGATCAAGACAAGCTGCGCATGCTGATCGACCCGACCAGTCCGTACGCACTGAACGGTGCCTACGCCCTTGGTCGTGCAATGGATAGTGACATCATCTCTGCTGCTCTTGGCACTGCTAAGACTGGTGAGAATGGCACTACCAACACTTCGTTTGATACCAGCAATCAGCAGGTAGGTGTTGGCGGAACTCCGGCTGGTCTGACCGTAGGTAAACTGCGCGAAGCCAAAAAGATTCTGCTTTCTAACGAAGTAGACGTAGATATGGACCCGCTGTACATCGCAATTACTGCGAAGCAGTTGGACGATCTGCTTGGCACTACCGAAGTGACCTCCTCTGACTACAACACCGTTAAGGCGTTGGTTCAGGGTCAGGTAGACACCTTCCTTGGTTTCAAGTTTATTCACACCGAACTGCTTGGCGTAGATGCCAACAGCTACCGTCGTGTATTTGCTTGGGCTAAGTCTGGTCTTCACCTCGGCATGTGGAATGACGTCAATGCTAAAATCTCTGAACGTGCTGACAAGTCCTATGCGACTCAAGTGTACGTCAAGGGTACCTTCGGTTCTACCCGTACCGAAGAGGGCAAAGTCGTTGAAATCCTTTGCTCTGAATCTTAATAGGAGGTAAGTACTCATGGCTATTACCACTCAGTACTCTACCGAGTATGATCAGGCAAACGTCAGCAAGACTGGCAACCTCGAAACCAACACCATGGGCGGTCGTGTGCGTTGCGCATACTTCACCGTTGCCCAAGACGGTGCTGGTGACGCTGGTTCTTCAGCCGCTCTTGTAAAGCTGCCTGCTGGCAAGGTTCGCCTGCTGGCTTCGCAGTCTAAGGCGTACGTCAACTGGACCACTTCTAGCGCAACCCTTGATTTGGGTTGGGATGCTTATGTCGACATCGACGGCACTGCTGTAAACGCAGATGCTGATGGTATCGACAACGGCATTGATGTAGATGCTGCAGGTTTCCAAACCTTCGGTTCTGCATTGGTTGCTACTGGTGGCACCAAGCTGTTCGAATCTAAGGAAGGCGTGGTTATCCGTGCTACTTCTGCAGATACCGCAATCGCTGATGGTGACGATCTGGTTGGCTTCCTGCTCTACGTTGTAGACTAAAGCCGAACGAAAGGGGGTCTTCGGACCCCCTTTCACCTTATTTTAGAAGGATTACATCATGGCAAAGAAATACATTGATGCAGCCATTTCGACTGAAAAAGACGCAATGGCTACTGCTGACGGTACCTCGTTGACTCTGACCAATAGCGTCCGTGTTCTTTACGATGATACTTTGGACACTGCTACGCTTCACACGTTGTTGACCCGCGTTCGTGACAAGATTCTCGAAATCGAGGAATAATCAATGTCATCGGTCGTTGATGTCATTAACCGGGCTTTAGACAAGCTCGGATACGGTGCAATTACAAGTCTTGGAGATGGCACTAAAGCTGCCAATCTCGCAGACCGTACATGGCCGATTGTTCGTGATCAGGTACTCCGCGATCATCCGTGGAATTTTGCTGTAGCACGCTCAATTCTGGCACCAGACTCTACGACTCCGAGTTGGGGCTTTACGTACCGACATCCGCTGCCGTCTGATTTGCTAAGGCTTTTGGAAATCCGTGATCTGTCTACTGGTGAATACCAGTTAGAAGGTCGAGCAATTTTGGCTGACGAGGATGTTCTTTATATTCGCTACATCAAGAAAATCACAGACCCGAATCTGTACGATGCTCTGTTTATTGACGTAGCAGCAGCCCGATTAGCCTATGAGATGGCTGAGGCATTGACTCAAAGTAACACCAAACGCGAATTGGCTTGGAATGATTACTTAGATTCGTTAGATCGTGCAAAACGTGCAGACGGTCAGGAGAATCCGCCTACCGTATTCGAGGAAGACAGCTGGATCGAAGTGAGATACTGACATGCCCAAGGCATCGCCTATACAAAATTCGTTTAATGCAGGCGAACTTTCTCCACAGCTGAAAGGGCGTGTTGACCTCCGCGAAAAGTACGATAACGGCTGCGAAACCTTAGAAAACTTCCTTCCTCAAATTCATGGTCCAGCGCGAAAGCGTCCCGGCACCCGTTTTGTTCGGGAAGTCAAAGATTCAAGTAAAAACACCCGTCTGATTGCATTCGAGTACAGCACCGAACAAGCCTACATTTTGGAGTTTGGTGACGAGTACATCCGTTTTTACAAAAACGGCGGCATAATTTTAGATAGCGGTTCGCCGTATGAAATCGTAAGTCCTTACGATCACGACGATTTGATGGGTTTACATTTTGCCCAATCTGCGGATGTCATGTACCTTGCACATCCGAATTATCCGCCATACAAATTGGCGCGGACTGGTGATACCTCATGGACAATCACCAAAGTTGCATTCGACTGGCCCCCATTTAATGATGAAAATGTCACTGCTACGACAATTACTGCGTCAGCTGCGACTGGTTCTGTAACTCTGACGGCATCGACTTCAATATTTCAATCAGAAATGGTTGGCGGATATTTCCGATTCGCTGAAATCATTGAGTCGAAATATGATGAATGGCAGACCAACAAATCGGTTAGCTCAGGTGATTTTCGTCATTATGACGGCAATCTCTACAAGGCGACCTCTTCTGCCACTACAGGCACGCGTCCGCCGATTCACACCGAAGGCACTGAGTCTGATGGCGCTGTAAATTGGGAATATCAGCACAGCGGTGCTGGTTATGCTGAAGTCACCGCTTATACAAGCGCCACGGTTGTTTCAGCCACTGTAATCAAAACATTGCCGTCTAGTGCCACCAGTGGTGTCAAAAGCTGGTCTGAGGGCGCATGGTCCGACTGGAACGGCTATCCTGCAGCGGTCTCTTTCTACGAAGATCGGTTGTGGTTTGCGGGATCGTTGGCAAGGCCACAAACGCTGTGGGCTTCTACCAGCGGTGATTATGAAAACCATCAGTATGGCACCAACGACGACGACGCTCTGAACTACACCATCAACTCGCAGGACGTCAATACGATTGAGTGGTTGATGCCGGGCAAAGTTTTGGCAGTTGGAACGTCTGCTGGCGAATTTATTGTAAGTGCGTCCTCGTTGGACGAAGCAATTACGCCGACCAATGTGCGTATCGTGCCTTACACGACGTACGGCAGCACCAATATTCGCCCGTACAAAATCGGTAATGCAATCATTTTTGTACAACGATCTGCCCGTAAAATCAGAGAGTTGGCTTACAATTTTGAAACAGATTCTTATGTAGCGCCAAATATGACAATCCTTGCCGAGCACATTACCCGTGCTGGCGTTGTCGATATGTCATATCAGCAGGAACCAAACCAAATCGTTTGGACACCCTGTAGCTGCGGAACACTAATCGGAATGACCTACGAACGTGGCGAAGATGTTGTGGGTTGGCACCGTCAGTTAGTCAGTGGCGACGTTAAATCAGTAGCCACAATTCCGCATTGGGATGGCGATCAGGACGTTTTGTGGATGGTTGTCGAGCGCACAATCGATGGCAGTACGGTCAAATATATTGAGTATTTGGAAAAGTACTTGACCGACGAATACGCGTTTTTTGTAGATTCTGGTCTTACGTATGACGGCTCTCCGGCAACCACAATTAGCGGTCTTAGTCATCTTGAAGGTGAAGAAGTTGCCATATTAGCAGATGGCTATGTTCATCCGAATGTGACCGTAGAGTCGGGTGAAATTACTCTGCAAGCAGCAGCATCAGTGGTCAATATTGGCCTGCCTTACACTGCGACCATGAAAACAATGCCGCTGGAAGCGGGTGCTGCAGATGGCACTTCTCAGGGCAAAACGATGCGTATCAATAATCTGGTAATGCGGTTGCATGAAACAGGTCCGGGTCTTTGGTATGGTCCAGATACAGTCACCATGGATGAATATCATTTCCGTGGATCTACTGCGCAAATGAATCAACCAGTTCCATTGTACACAGGGGACACAAACGCGTTACCATGGCCCGGTGAATACGAACAAACGCCTCAAATCACGATCCAGCATCGTCTACCGCTTCCATGTACGCTAATCGCCGTCATGCCGCAGGTGACGACTTATGATCGTTAGAAAGTGGCAACCGGGCGATACGCAGAATTTATTGTTGCAGCCAAGTCAGGACTATATGCACGCCTATCTTGATGGGCTAAATATTGAACCACTGGCTGAGACCGGAATGGCGTGGGTTGGCGAGGAAGACGGCAAAATATTGGCTATTGCTGGAATCGCGCCCCAATGGGAGAATCGTGCTATTGCATGGGCATTAGTTTCTTCTTTAGCAGGTCGCAACTTTTTTGCCATTCACCGAGCAGTTGAATCGTTTCTCGACAACTGCCCGTTTAGACGAGTAGAAGCCACTGTGGACGTTGGGTTTAAGCCCGGACACAGATGGATGAAAATGCTGGGTTTTGAGGTAGAAGGTTATCTCAGAGCCTACCGGCCAGATGGTGCCGATCAAGTTTTGTATGCGAGGGTGAGAGAATGACAGGCTTAGAGCCAGTTCTGCTTGGATCAGCCGCCACAGGGAGTGCAGCAGCGACCGCAGGTTTGTTCGGGGCTGGCGGCACCTTTGCGATTGGGCAAACGCTGACTACGATCGGTGCGCTCGCTGGTGCTGCAGGTGCACTTCAATCTGGACGCGCCGAAACCGCTGCCAATACATACAACGCTGCACAAGACCGCATGGAAGCGTCCGTTGAGGAAGCTCGCCGCCGCCGCGAAGGTGCTCGTGCATTGGGGGCAATTCGTGCTGGCATTTCAAAATCAGGCGTGACCACAGAAGGCACGCCGTTGATGGTGCTTGCTGAATCTGCGGCAGAGGCTGAAATTGACGCATTGAACGCTCGCTGGCAAGGCGAAGCGAGTGCAAGACAATTTGAAATGCGTGCCAAGTCTGCACGACAAGCTATTCCATTTGCTGTCGGTAGTTCACTATTGACCGGCGCTGGCAAACTAGGATTTTAAGGAAACATCATGGCAAGACTTCCGATTTACACTCAAAGATATGGCGCACAGGCCCCAAATGTCACGAATGCTGACATGGGTGCTGAAACAGGTCGCGCTATTCAAAATGTCGGTTTGACCTTGATGGATTTGGGCGAGCGTTCGCGCTTGCGCAGCGAAACGATCAACCGAGTGCGTGATCAGAACGCATTTGATCAGATTGCGCAAAATTCATTGACCGAGATTGAGAGAAGTGAAGATTTCACAAATCCTGATGTTCTAAAAACTTACCGCAGCACGTTGCGCGCTCAGATTGATGAAATTGCAAATCGACACGCAGGTTCAACTGCAAGTCGTGCACAGCTTCGTGCGACACTAGAAAATCAATACGGTCAATACATTAAATTAGCTACTGGTGCACAGTTAAAAGCACAAGATGTGTTGATTGGCACTGAAATCGATAATAAAGGCAAAGCCCTTGCCGCCAATGTGCAATTTGCACCCGAATTATTGGCTGACACGCTTTCACAAGTTGATGAACTTGTTGATCGATATAAGCCTGCATTGTCGTCTACACTTGAGGCTTCATATCGTCAAACTCTTAAAGGTCAGACTGTTCAAGCCGCTGTAAATTCGTATTTGATGAACGGTAATTACACTGCTGCTCGTGAATTGCTTTCCCGTCCTGAAGCACAGCAATTTATGACCAGAGCAGATTATTCCAAACTTGGCAATGACATTATTGTAGAAGAACGCAAAGGTGAGCTTGAAACCAAGCGTATCAATGACAATGTTGCACGATACACAATGGTTGCAGGTCGTGATTTGACGCCTGAAGAAATCATGCGTGTGCAAATGTTGCCAGCCAAAAAAGACATGACTCCTGCTGATGATATTTCAGCTTATGAAGTTATTACCGGAAAACCAGCAGGTCCAGATGTAATAGCTAAAGCATTCGGTATGTATGTCGAGGGTGGTGATCCAGCAGCAGGTGGATTTGGTTCCAGCTTACGCGGCCGTGCTTTGAACTTTGTGAACAACAATCTTGCAGGATTCAAAAATAATCTTCTTGATTCGCAATCTGAACAAGAATTTTTGGCTAACGCGTTTGAAGCCTACGGTCCTGCAAAAGACCCTGTAACTGGCACGATGATCAATCGTCCTGTCAATTCGATTCCGCCGCATGTCCGCGAAGCATTTGCAGCACGCGGTATGCTGTTGCCGGGTCAGATGCCAGCTCCCCAAGGTCCTCCGGGTATGGGCGGTGCGCCAACTATGGGCGCTCCTGCACCAGCACAACCCACGATGCAAGCTGACGTTGGCGTTGGACAACCGACGGTGCCGGGTGTTGAACCACCATTTGGTCCGCAAACTGCAGAAGCTGTGTCACCGGATCAGGTTTTTGGCACGCAGGTTCAGCAGGGTCAAGAAGGTCGCACAATCTGGCAACGTAGTGAAACAGTCGCTGGGATCATACCTTCAATAGCTGAATTTGCAGGTCGTACACCAATTATCGGCGGAGCAGCTTTTGAAGGCGGTGGACAGTTTGCTCAGGATCGTCAGTACGTTATTGCCAAACAGAAAGACCTTACTCGTGTTTTGCAAAATAGTCCGCGTTATGCAGAAGGCGAACGCGAATCTATCGAAGGTGAAATCACCATTGACGCCAACACTTTCGACAACCCGGTTGCTTTCCGTCAACGTTTAATTGCGATTGATGAAGCATTACGTCAACGTATGCAAAATGCTTATAACACATCACAAAACTTGATGGGTACTACTCAAGAAGAACGTCAGCATGCTCTAAACATTGTTAATGGAATTAGTCATTTCTTGGAAAGCCTCGGTGTACCGCCACGAGTTAAATCTCCCGAAGAGGCAAAGAAACTGCCGCCGGATGCCGAATTTGTCACACCAGATGGCCGCCTATTGC